TCAACGATACTCATGTGTATATCTAAATTACCAGCATGATTGCCTTGTACTTTAATAATTTCACCTTGATGAATAATAATGGGTCTTTCTAATAGCTCTGTAGTGCTGTTAGCAGTAATAACCTTGCCACTAAATAAATTAAAAGTATCTGTATCATGCGTATTAGTTACATCTATTTGGGTTTGTTGACCTTGATGCTCACATACTAAAAATGATTGAATAATAGAAAAAGTAAAATCATCACCAGAAGGTGATGTATAAACAGTGTAATCAGTGTTAGCCAAAGCAATGTTTATATGAACATTCTCCGCCCTTTGTATGTACTGTCTTTGCGAGGATAAATCCATTATCTTTTACCTCTTGGTCTAACATCCAAGCGTATATTACCTACTTGGAAGTCTTGATTGGTGCTGCCTGTGACTGTCATTTGTACTTGTCTTGCTGTAAACCTAGCATCAGTATAGCCATCACTTTCAAAAGTAAATGATCCAAAGTCCGTTGTTGGTCCTAGTGGAGTAAATTTACCTTTGAAACTAATGGTAACACCAGGCAAAGAATTAGCTTCTTCATCTGGGATAATTTGATTGCATTGCACATAGTTATCACCATTGCCTATTTGTATAGGCCCTGTCTCACAAAATGGTACTTGTGAGTTTAGATTAGGTGAATTATCTAATGTGGTTGATTCATGCTCATAAACAAAGCCTAAACTGTCACCAGCAATGGGATAAGTAAATGCACCTTGGTCAATCCAAAAGCCTCTGTCCATAGAGCCAATAGACCATACATTGCTGTTGTAGTTCCAAATAACATATTTATTAGAAGTGTATTGACCATCACCGCTTGGGAATCCCCACCATATTTCATTAAAGTTAGAGTTATGTCCGCCCCAAGATGCTGCTCTACCTGCTACATTGATGTTATCAAAAACATAATCATGCACTTCGCAAGGTAATTCTCTAACACTACCATCATAAATATAAAAAGCGTTTTCACCCATCCATGCAAGGAAATTACCTGTAGATACAACTGTTCTTGGACTGATTGATTTACAGTTAGTTCCTGCATCGGCTATACCATAAACAAAAGGTGATCCAGCATAAAACATTCTGTTAATACCAGTATCACTAAAAATAATCACATCAGATCTATATTTAACACCAAACAAAGCTCTTCCGCCTGTAGGTATTTGCAAGTCTCCTGCTGTGTTTGTGGCTTTCGATGTCCAGTTGTTGCGATCTTCCCTATTTGACCAAGCAACATTCCTAGGGTCATCTGACGAGCCTATAGCCACTAAATGTCTTTCATTGGTGACTAAGGTTGATAAGTTGCCTGTGGGTGAGTTGGTTACAACTGTTGCGATGGTATCAGGTGAGCCACCTGAGGAGTCTGGTTGCCATTTATAAATCTTGCCATCTTTAGAAAAAGTAAAGATTAAATCTTCACCCCAGTTATCAAAAGAAAAATAACCAGCCCGTAAAACTAAACCTGATTGACTTCTAGCATCACCATAGTCTTCTTCACCATAATGATATGCACCAAAGCCTAATGGATCATCACTTGCATCATTAATAAAGCCTACTGGTGTGATGTCTGTCCAAGTGTTGTCATACAAGACATAAACTTTTTCTCTTGTACCAACTCCTAAAACATTGTTACCAGCATTATCTTTATAACCATATAAACCTATGATAGATCCGTCTAATGCTGTGGCTCTAAGTTTTTCCCACCCGCCAATAGGTTTTAAATATCCGTTTTCAAAACGCACCAAATCACCATCGACCCAACGCCCTTTATTGGCGTAGTCTGTACCATTGGTTACGATTCCTGCAGGGGGTGTTATTGGAAATAATGCCATTTAGACATTATATATAATTTATGTTTTAAAGTAAGCAGGTAATCCAATCATCGGTCTACCATCATACTTGTTGCTTTCAGCATCTTTACCACTAGCATCGTTGTAGTGTAAAAACACTTGTCCGCAATCCTTACCTTCAAAAGGTTCACGCCAATGCTCTAATTCACAACCACGATACATCAGCATATCGCCTGGTTTTAAGTTTACTTCTACGCCTTTTTTGCCTTCTTCACCTGATGGTTCTAAAAATATAGGCCAATCATCACCACCTAAGTTCATGGTGGTAGATATCTCGCAAGAATATCTATCTTTATGTCTTTTTAACTCATCACCTTTTTTGTAGATTCTTGCATACGAATAAGTTTCAGTTAGTTTTACACCTGACTCTTTTTCCATAATAGGTTTAACTTTTTGCAATAAAGTTTCCATAACGATATCTGAGTAATGTGAATAAGTTTCAGGTATTTGTTGATCGTTCCAAACTCCAAAGTATTCGGTAAATTGTGATATGTATCTTTCATCAAACAAATGTCTTGCTACTGCTCTTTTATTTAAAAAGTATTGATAACAAAAATCTGCTAACTCTGTTGATATAGCGTTTTTAATAACTTGGTATTTATTTTTCTTAAAGCTCATCTGAATGGATATCCTAAATTCCAACACACTAAGGAGTGTCGTATTCCTTTGGTTACTGGTTTGACTCTATGCCAAACAAAAGATGGAAAGATAATCACGCTACCTTTCTTTCTAATTTCTTCACATATTCTTGGCTGTGAGCCTTCGTCTGTGTTTCTAAAATCAAACTCTAAATCTCCGCCTTCATATTCTTCAGGATCGGTTAAAGATACAGTCATGCTAAGTTTTCTTAACTTGTTATGCACATTTTGATTTTCAGGATTGTTATAAGGTTCTTCGTAAGAGTCGCAATGCCAATCGTAAAATTGACCTTTCTTGTATTCGGTAAACTGACAAGCCTCGCTAAAATCCCATTCAAAATTCCAACCAGCGTTAGCGTTTGCTTGATGGATGTAAGGTTGTATTTCTTTGTATATCCATCTATCTGACATCCATACAACATCAGATTTTCTTTTCTTTTGAATGTTTTTAAGTTCTAGTTTAGTTAAGTTATCTTTATTAGCGTTGCCTGTAAGAGCCATTTGTTTATCTTGCTCTTTACCATAACGAACTATGTCATCACATATTCTTTCAGGTATGGCTGATTGAAAGTACCAGTAATAATATTTTAGATTCATCTTCTCTCTCTTAAGAGATCAGTATAGTTTAGATGTGTTTTAAAAGAAAGGTTGGTTAGTTTGTCCAATCACCAGCTTTGACTAGTCTAAATACTGTTCTTAAATCCCAAACGCTTGAGGCTTCAGTAAAATCAACTGATGGTTCTTTAATAACGACTATACCAGAGCCACCTGCTCCACCAGAGTAAGTATTTGCTGGAAATGCATAAACCCCACCGCCACCACCACCTGTATTGGCTGTACCTGCAAAACCAAAATAACCAGTATTTGGTCCACCACTAGTTGGATGACCTCCGCCATCACCGCCACCACCTGCTCCACCTAGACCAGGAAAAAATCCTGCTGCACCGCCTCCTCCAGCGTACATAACAGGTGAACCTGTAATTGAACTTGCTAATCCAACACCCCCAGCTCCACCTGTAGCAGGTGCAGGACTAGGTGAAGGCGGTTCTCCTCTTGAAAAACCTGTTCCACCTGCACCTCCTCCGCCAGCAGAACCAACAACATCACCAGGTATATTGCCTGGTAAAGTTCCTCCGTCATTACCTTGTGGTGGACTTACAGGGGGCGTATTTCCAGAGCCACCGCTTAAATCAGCAAAGTTTGCTCCACCACCGCCTGAACCACCATCTCCAGCATTAACAGCATTGTAAGCTCCTAAACCGCCACCTGTTGAGGTAATTCCTACTGCTGAAGAATCTGAGCCATTAGCAGAGCTTCCTGCACTGGCTGCTCCACCTGCTCCTACGACGATTGGGTAAGGTGAGCCACCTGCCACTGGTGCTGGACCTGTTCTAAATCCACCAGCACCTCCGCCACCGCCTTGTTCAAAACCACCTGCATTTGTACTACCACCTGCACCTCCGCCTGCAACTACAAGATAGTCAACAGTTGTTGTTCTAGGTTGAGTATTTAAAGTACCAGTAGAATTAAATGTGGTAATTTGCTCTGCTTGAGTTCCTGAAGTTACTGTTTGTACTGCTCCGACTAATCTAGGCATTTGTCCATGTCCCTGCTTTCACATTGTCATAAAGGGCGTTCATATCCCATACTCCTGAGGCTTTGTAAGGTCCTGCAGCTTCTTTGGTAATAACTACGCCTGAACCACCATTACCACCATTGTAAATCCCAGGGGTTGATGCATTTAAATGACCGCACCCTCCGCCTCCGCCACCAAGATTTGCTGTTCCTGCTATTCCGTTAGCGTTACCTTTTCCATCTCCGCCACCGCCAGAGCCACCAGCTCCTCCGTCAGTTCCATATTGTCCGCCTCCTCCGCCACCAGCGTAAGTCACACTTGATCCTGAAATTGAATCTGCTATGCCAGCACCTCCTGCTCCTCCAGCAGAACCTGATCCGTTGCCTCCAACAGCACCTGCACCACCTCCGCCACCTGAACCATAATTTGGAGTTGAATTAGCTCCGCTACCACCAGCGTTTCCGTAAACAGTCCAACCTGAAATAGTAGGTTGGTTTGAAGCACCGGGACCACTACCAAAATTACCACCTCCGCCACCTGAACCGCCTGATGTACCTGGGCCACGGTTATATTTACCGCCACCTCCGCCTCCATTGGCTACATAGCTACCTGTAAAAGAAGAATTGCTACCTGTTGATCCAAGAGTTCCATTAGCAGGCGCACCAGTTCCCCCTGCACCACCTGCACCTACGGTGATAGGGTAAGAAGAACCTCCTGTAACAGAAAGAGAGGTATTGGTAATTAATGCACCTGCTCCTCCGCCTCCTGATGATCTTGCTTCCCCAGCCGCATTATCGTTTCCTCCACCGCCACCGCCTCCAGCGACAACTAAAACAGATATAGAAGTTGTATAAGGTGCTGTAGTTAAAGTACCGCTTGAATTAAATGTAGTTATAGTTTCGGGTTGCTCAACTGGAGGATTATCGACACCTACTACTCCGCCATTAGAACTAGCCATGGTTAGACCTCATTCCATTGCAGATTAGTAGCATCCCATTCGTAATTGGTTGTAACTATTGGATCACCAGTATGGGTTGCTCCTAACCATTTTTGATTATCTTCATCCCAAGAAATTAAGACTGGTTCTGAATTTATTTCTGTAATTGTTGGATAGGTAACTGGTGCCTCCCAGTCATCGTTAGAATCTAATGACCAAGAGGGAAAAGGTTGTGGCAAGATAAACTTATCTTTACTTGCATCATAGGTATAACCTATACCTGCATATTGTTTTCTAAAATTACTGTTGTATGAAGTTTGTTTCCAAGCTGTTCCATCTTCTAAGTGTGGAACGATAGATGCTACAAATGTTTCTGCCTCAGAGGATAATTCTCCTCCGTTAGCTTCTACATCATCGTTGGATATTACTACTACTCGTAATACTTCGTTGCTTGAATTAAGTTCTG